GAGTTCCTTGTCGCCTGCCTGTAGGGTGGCGCCGATCACTGCAACTCCGGCCGCGCGTGGTTCGTTTGCGATCAGGAACTGTGTTGCGCTTGCCTTGCCCCCGATGTGACGGACTGTGCAGCGAGGAAATTTCACCTTGCCGCCGAGGGCGATCAGGTCAGCTAATACGACCTCAACCACCAGCCACTTCGCATCTGCGTCGCCTACGGTGCCGCTGCAATCATGGTCGCCCTGTCCGAACAGCCATCCATGCAGGCCGTGACCGCACTTGTTGTCCTTCTTCCAGTCTGGGGCTTCGACTACCGCTCCGATCTTGTCTGGCCACTGAAACCCTCCGTGGCTGGTGAGATCAGCACTGCATGTTCTCAAGACCAAAGCAGTCTCCTGCGAAGCCTGTTTCTTGCTCGCCATCGCGATTCTCCGTTTTAGGTTTGCCCTGGGTTGGGGGATAGGGCGCCCGGATGGGCAAATGGGTTGGAGCTGGTGATGCCCTGCTACCGGCAGGGCTGCGGGTTAGTCGTTGAACTCGTGCAATGCAGCGCGCGCCGCTTTCTTGGCCTCCTTCAACTCCTCGGAGTCAGCCGGGTCACTGTCCAGCCAGTTGCAGCTATCCAGCATGCGCATTGCCAGCTTGTATGCGTCGCGCTCCGCAATCAGGTTTGCGTATTGCGCGTTATGCAGTTGTACGGTCATGGCCTTGCCCTCCAGGGCGTATTGACTTCCCGTCTGGCCCTCGGTGGAGGGCCAGCCAGTGAAATCGGTGTTTCTCGCAAACTCTCACGCCGGTAGCCGGTGGTGAGCGCATTGCGCATTTCGTACCGTCCAACGGAACTCAATAGCCGGATCAACTCGGCGCCCGTTGGCTCGTCTTCAGGTTGTTAAGGAGCGGTCGGCTCGGTGGCCTGGGCCGGCGGTGTGTTGCTGGGCCGTTGAGGTCAAATTTAAGCATGCTGAAATGAATGGTCAAGTGTGCTGAATAATATTTTTTCAGTTTGCTGAATTTTTGTTTTTGCTGGAGGCATGAAAAAGCCCGCACTAGGCGGGCTCTTCAACTGCTGAGGGGGTTACCTTCTAGGAGCTCGGCGGACCGTTGACCACCAGAAGACGCGACCAAGCATGGATATTTGGCTGAATTGCTCCGACGAGAGAATCTCGTCAGGGTATTCATCACTGTTTTCGCTACGTATGCGCACTGAGTTTCCCGGCATCGAGTACAGATACTTGACTCGGAGCATGCCGTCCTGATTAAAAGCGTAGATCTCGCCGTCGACGATATGTGTAAAGCTGGTGTCGAAGCCAATTGCGGCGCCATCTAAGATCAGCCGCTCCATGGAGCGGCCTTTCACCCTGGCTACGGCGGCGCACTCAGGCTCAACCCCTGCGGAACGCAGTGTGTCCTTCGAGAAACGAAGCTTTCTATCAGCAATTTCAACCACTTCCGTCATTCCATTTCCGGCAGCTATCTCCACCTCAGAGTAGTAAGGCAACTCAACCTCGTCATCCTCAAGGGGGGTGTCAGCATCCCAGGCTGACACCAGCCCGATAAGCTCTCCTTGGCTATGACCAGGACCGGCCTCAACTACGCGCTCGGGCCCCGTCCCAAATGTGATCCATTCGGCCCTGAAGCCTGTTGCCTTGGACAGTGCAAAGACGTTCTCGGCTTTCAGCGACTTGCTCTCTCCAGTGAGCCATTGGGTAACGGCCGACGGATTGACGTCGCAGAGCTTCGCGATTTCGCTTTTTGATTTTCCGCTGAGCTGGATGGCTCGGGCGATTCGTTCGTTTCTGTTCATTCGTCGATGTTAAGCGAACTGAATTTCAGTGCGTGCAAACCTCTACGGCGTGTTGCGCGCTTGATTTCAGTGTGCTGAAATTGGTTCATTGCTACGCGAGGACGCGGAATGAACATCACTGAAGCCATTGAGCATTTTGGCTCCAAGAAAAAGCTGGCTGCCGCCTTGGGGATTCAGCCGAGCGCGGTCACCCAGTGGGGCGACTCGATACCTGTCGGCCGCCAGTACCAAATTCAGGTGATTAGCAAGAACAGGCTGAAGGCCGAGTCTGGAGCGGTTCGTGATGAAGAGACTACGGGGCCGGCGGAAGCCTAAAAAGCTGGTCGCGACCCCTGTTCAGGCATCCAGTAGAGCAGACAGCAAAAAGCCCGGCTGCAACCGGGCTTTCTGAGGAGGCACCGGAAGGCGGTGCCGAACATCCAACGGAGACGAATATGTCACAAGTTGCAGTCATCCAACAAGGGCCGGTCCTGACGATGAGCAGTCGCGAGATTGCGGATTTGACCGGCAAGAAACACAAGAACGTCTTGAGGGACATTCGGGAGATGCTGGAGGCGTTGAGGAAGGATGGCTCAGATTTGAGCCATGTCCGGGAAGACCTCGACTCCCGCGGGTACACCGAGAATTTCCACCTCGACCGAGACCTGACCGAGACCCTCATCTCTGGATACAGCGTTCCCCTCCGGTACCGGGTGATTCGGCGACTCCACGAACTGGAGTCCAGCCAGGTTCCGAGTATCCCAACAAACTTGCCAGAGGCACTCAGGCTCGCCGCCGATCAGGCCGAGCAGAACCATGCGTTGAGGCTGGTCATCAGCGAGCAGGCGCCCAAGGTCCAGGCCCTGGAGCGACTCAGCGGTGCAGCAGGAACGATGTGCATCACCGACGCTGCGAAGCACCTCAAGATCAACCCCTCCCGGCTCTTCGACTGGCTCCAGCAGAACCGATGGATCTACCGCCGGAGCGGCTCAGCTCGCTGGATCGGCTATCAGCCGCGAATCCAAGACGGCTGGGTCATGCACAAGGTGACGGTTCTCGGCCGGGACGACCAGGGCGACGAGCGCGCGGCGAGCCAGGTACGCATCACTGCCAAGGGGCTGTCGGTGCTGGCGCGGAAGATCGAGGAGGGCAAGCTGTGATCCTCGGTAGCGTGTCGCGACACGAAATCACGAATCAAGAAAATGTGTCGCCGGAGGTGCGTCAGTGAGCACGATCATCATGTCGGCCTGCTGGCCTCTCCAGGGAATGAGCCCCGCGCAGAAGGCGGTACTGATCTCGTTGGCAGACCAGGCGAACGACCAAGGGGTGTGCTGGCCGGCGGTGGACAGCATAGCGACGCGTTGCTGCCTGTCGAAGCGCGCTGTGCAGCAGGCGATCAAGTGGCTGCGTTCCGTAGGGATTGTGAGCGTCGAGGAGCGGCAGGGCAGGTCGACCATGTACTCGGTGACCCCCGCAGCATATGCACCCCCGCAGGAAATGCACCCCAGCAGCAAATGCACCCGTGCAGGAAATGCACCCACCCCCGCAGATGCTGCACCCCAACCCCCGCAGGAAATGCACCCCACCCCCGCAGCATCTGCACCCAGAACCGTAATAGAACCTACAAGAGAACCATCAGGAGAACCGTCACCTTTGCCGACCCGTTCCGGGCCGGCGGCTGGCGAAGCGCTGCAGGAGGCTTGCCGGAGTGTGTGGGCAGCGTACCGGGCAGCGTACGAGGAGCGCTGGGGTGTTCAGCCGGTGCGAAACGCCAAGGTCAATTCCCAGGTGAAGCAACTGGTGGCCGCCCTCGGCGCCGAGGCGCCTGCGGTGGCGGCGTTCTTCGTCGGGCTGGATGACAAGTTCCTGGTCGACAGTTGCCATGAGTTCGGGTTGCTGCTGGCCAAGGCTGGCGCTTACCGCACGAAGTGGGCAACAGCCGGTTCCGCGCCGTCGACCGATTGGACTGATCAGGTGCAGCTATGACCCGCAGGCAGTTCGAACCGCAATCGGTCGGTGCTGTGCTGGCGCATGTGAATCAGGGCGCGGGTCTGCGCCCTTTGTCCCAGCCGGCGGTGAAGGTCGATCCCCAGACGAGAGGCGAGGTTGACCGGTTGTTCTTGCGGATCAAGGCGATCTGTCCTGGATGGCGAAGTTCCTGGCCAAGCGAAGAGGTCGAGAGTGCCGCGAAGGCTGAGTGGTTGGCAGAGATCGTCCGGCAACAGGTTACGCGCCGAGAGCAACTGCAGGCCGGGGTAAGAGCGTTGAGCGCGCAGGCCAGGCCGCTTGTTCCGTCTGCTGGCCAGTTTTGCGCCTGGTGCTGGGCTCCCGAGGTCTTCGGCCTACCAACCCTCGATGACGCGTATCGCGAGGCGCTGGCCAACACCCACCCAGCCATGGTCGGAGCCGCGAAATGGAGTTGCCCTGCAGTGTATTGGGCGGCCGCTGGCGCTGGATTCAGCCGGCTGCAGGCTCTGGCCAGAAAGGATGGGCTGGCGGCGCTGGAGGTCTCCTACCGACAGATCATCAAGAAGCTGGCGCGTGGCGAGGCGCTCGGGAAGGTTCCGGAGGGAGAGGTCACCCACCAGAAGGCGCGAACCCAATCCGTTGGAATTGCTGCCCTCGAGCAGCTTCGAAAACAACTCAAAGGAGGAGGTCGCTCATGAAGTGGAGCGTACTCAACGACTATCTGATGGTTAGCGATACCCAGCCGCCCTACAAGGTCTGCAAGCTTCTTGTGGCCGGCGAGGCTCACTACCGGGCCAGCGTACAGGGTGAATTCATTTGCACCCCGGTTGCGACTGCGAAGGAGGCGTGCGGTGTTTGCGAACGCCATCACCAGATCACCTATGCGCGGGAGGTGGCATGACGTTGTCTGCACGGAAGCCCCGGCCGAAGAAGTGCGCAGTATCGACGTGCCGCGCCCGCTTCGTCCCGGTGAAGTCGTTTCAGACGTGGTGCAGCCCTGAGTGCGGCATCGTCATCGCTCGGCAGAAGCAGGAGAAGGAGCGCAAGTCCCTTCAGCAACGCGAGCGGCGCGAGATCGCGGTTCGGAAAGAGAAATTGAAGAGCCGTGCAGACCACTTGAGGGAGGCTCAGGCCGCATTCAACGAGTTCATCCGCTGGCGCGACTGGGACCGCCCCTGCATCAGTTGTGGACGCTTTCATGATGGGCAGTATCACGCCGGTCATTACCGCTCTGTCGGATCCCATCCCGAGTTGAGGTTCGACGAGGACAACGTCCACAAGCAATGCGCCCCGTGCAACAACCACAAGTCGGGGGACGTCGTGAACTACCGGATCAACCTGGTGGCGAAGATCGGCGCTGAGGCTGTAGCGCGACTGGAGGGGCCGCACGATGCCAGGAAGTGGACAGTTGAGGAGATCAAGGCAATCAAGGCTCTGTATCGAGCCAAGGCCAGGGACGCGAAGAGGGCTGCCGCATGAAGAAGCATGGGCCTGATCTGACGACCAAGCCGCGCCTGCTCGCTCAGTGCCCCGTTTGCCACGGAAAAGGGTACAGCCTTGGGGTATTCCACGAGATCGATTGCGCCGCTTGTGGAGCGGCGGGGTTCGTCGATGGCGCGACGGGGCTGGCGCTGGAGCAGCGGGATGCGGTGGTGCAACTGCGGATGTGGGTTAAGCGGTTGCTTGAAGAGCAGCGACGCCAGGCGAGCAGGCTGGCGCGAGAAGAGAACAACCAGCGGGGCGCCGGCGGCTCCCACTTCAGAGGCGACTGAAATGAACATCAAGGCGTTGGAATTTCTGATGGAGCAATACGGGCTGTGGGTTTGGTCCGACAATGGCACGCCTCGCGGCTCTTCGCCGATGCTGGCGCTGATGAAACGGAACCCGGCGAACGAAAAACGGTTTGCTGCTGTAGTCCCCTGCATCAGTGATGATCGGGCGTTGCAAGTAGACCGGTTTCTCGCACGCCTGTACGACGAAGACCCGGATGCCATCCGCAGCCTGATCCTCTACTTCATCCATGGCATGTCGTATCGAGATATTCAGGATCGGATGGGCATCAGCTACGCGGACGCTCGCATGCTGGTTCGAGCGGGCCTGTCAGCTCTGCTGGCGTGCTTCGTGATGGAGGAGAAAAAGGCTGCCTGAAGAAATGTACAGGCTGGACGTATTGACAGTGATAATCGCGGCCTGTACCTTTCGTCATACATTGCGGTTTTGCCGCTTAGGCGAACTGCCGCAGAGCGGAACGCCACAGAAAATAGCCCAGCCACCGAGCTGGGCTTTTTCGTTTCTAGGTCATGCTGCCTCGATATTCACTGAGAGGCGGAGTCCGAGGGCGGATAGAGCGTTCTCCATGGCTTCCATCTTAGTGTTGTGGAGGAAGTCGACGAGCCTGTCGCCCTGGGTCTGTGCGATCCCGAGAAGCCGGCAGAGGTCAGCCTTTCGCATATCTCGACGGACCATTTCGTTCCAGAGCGCGATCTTCGCAACGGTAACTGCCGGCAGATGGATAACGCGCTCGCCTGGTTGCGCCTGGCTGGCCGCGGGGATTTCTCGGCGCTGATCAACGTATAGCGAGAGGGTCGACTCGATGGCGTCGACTGCCTCGCCGATTGCGTGGACCTTGTCGTCGCCATAGCTGTTCAGCTCCGGCAAGTCTCTGCAGAAAACGGCAACGCCAGGAGCGCTATCGTCCTGTTCGAAACGGATTGCATAGTCGTACATGGTCACTCCTCCGGGGTGATCGTTCAGCGCTTGCAGGCGAGGGGGGGCTCATTTGAGCCCCAGTTGCTTGATGATCGCCTTGCGGGTCGGTTCTGGCATTTCCTTAGCTCCGTGGTCCGCGAAGGTGGTCTGTTTGCCGTTCGGGGCGGTGATCTTGAAGTGGCTTCCTTTGCCGGCTTCGAAGGTCACCCCTTGGGCCTTCAACCATCGTCTGAATTCGCTGAACTTCATCACCTCGTCTCTGTTGTTTGGATGGGTTCATTATACAACAGATTTGTTGTGATACAACAAAAAAGTGGTGCTTATTTTTGCGGGCGGCGCTTAGCGCTGCGGGGAGTGCGGACCCTTGAAAAGCCGTGCCCGCACCTACTCACACACCCCGCCTCACGCGGGGTTTTTCATTTTTGCCCCGCCGAGGGGATATCGAGACTATGAAGATGCCAGAGAAGGACCCGTCATTCTGGGCCATGGTGCTGCTCGCGCTGCGCGAGCAAGGGCTGGCGATGGGGCTCGCCTTCATCCTTACCTGGCTCCGTACCCAGTACGAGGGGAAGGAGCCGAGCATTGTTCGGCAACTGATCGAAGCCGCTCTTGGCGCGATGCTGGTCATGGTTGTCGGTCTCACCGCCAAGGAGTTTGGCTGGAGTCCTGCCTGGCAGTTTTTTGCCGCCGGCTTCGTTGGCGTCCTCGGGGTAAGTACCGTGCAAAAGCTGGGCGCGCGCTGGGCGGAAAGGAAGGTGGGCTGATGAAGATCTCCGCCGATCAACTCGACCGCGCTACCGGCTGCGGTGCTGCTACTGCAACGACATGGCTGGAGCACCTCAACGGTGCCATGGCGCGGTTCGAGATCAACACGCCCGAGCGTGTGGCGATGTTCCTTGCTCAGGTCGGACACGAAAGCCAGAGCCTCAATCGCCTGATCGAGAACCTGAACTACTCCGCCGAATTGTTGCTCCGTACTTGGCCGAAGCGGTTCACGCCGGCAGAGGCGAAGCAGTACGCACGCCAGCCTGAGCGCATCGCGAACCGCGTCTACGCAAACCGGATGGGCAATGGGGCGCCGGATACGGGTGATGGGTATCGATACCGGGGCCGGGGCCTGATCATGATCACCGGCCACGACAACTACGCCGAAGCCGCCCGCGCCCTGGCGCTGCCACTGGTAGCGCAACCGGAGTTGCTGGAGCAACGGACCTGGGCAGCCATCGCCTCGGGGTGGTGGTGGAAGTCGCGGGGTTTAAACGACCTGGCGGACCAAGGCCGATTCGAGCGGATCACTCTGAAGATCAACGGCGGCTACAACGGTGCTGAGGATCGAGTGGCGCGTCTCGAATGGGCGCGCGCAGCGCTGGCGGGTGCGTGATGAGGTGGTCCCCGTGGTTGGTGGTCGCCCTGGTAGCTGCGCTGGTGTTCTGGCGCCTCGATCACGTGACCGCTCAGCGTGATGACCTGCAGGCCGCCGTCGATCAATCCGCCGAGACGATCACCGCTATGGCCCAGCAGGCCCAGCGCGATAGCCAGGCACAGGCTCAGACCGACGCAATGGCCCGCACATACCAAGCAGCACTACAGGCTTCCCATGAAGAAAACCAATTGCGCCGCGATGCTATCGGCACTGGTGCTCGCGTCGTGTACGTCAAAGCCCGCTGCCCCACAGGCGGAGTGCACCAGGCTCCCGGAGCCACCGGCAGCGCTGATGCAGGAAGAGCCGTCCTTGCTGCCGCTGATGGACAGGTTGTTTCTGATCTCCGAGCCGGAGTCGAGCGGCGCGAACTGATGATCGCGGCGTTGCGTAAGCATATCGCCGGCCTGCCGAGGTATTGCCGAAGATGATCAGCATCAAGCCAGAAGGGTTCCAGCAGCAGCTCGCAGACCTGACTGAGCTTGAGCAGCGGCAGATTCCTTACGCGACAGCCACTGCGCTTACGCGGACCGCGCAAGGCCTGATGGATCGATTGCGCGATGAGATGCGTGTCGTGTTCGACCGCCCGACCCCGTACACCCTGAACAGCCTGCGCATGGTGCCAGCCAGGAAAGACCGGCTCGAAGCGCGGGTTTGGTTCAAGGACGAAGCGGACGGTGCCCAGCCTGCATCGGTGTGGATTGCCCCCGAGGTCTACGGTGGGCCTCGTCGGAACAAGCCGGCCGAGCTTCAGCTCAGGGCCAAGGGGATCCTGCCCGAAGGTAAGTACGTGGTGCCTGGTGCCGGTGCTGATCTTGATCGCTACGGGAACATCAAGCGCGGACAGGTCACCAGAGCATTGAGCGGCATTCGCGGCTTCAGCCAAGCCGGGTACAACGCGAACGCCACCGATAGCAGACGGAGCAGAGCGAAGGGTAATGCTCGCCGCTACTTCGTCATGACACGCAAGGGCCAGCCTATAGGTATTGCTGAGCGCACAGGCCGAGGCCGGGATGCCGTCTCGATCATCATGGCCTTCGTGTCACGCCCTTCGTATCGCCGCCGGCTGAGCTTCTTCGAGATCGCGCAGCAGTACGCCGACGAGAACCTGCCGCGTGAGTTCGAGGCGGCGATGCGCGGCGTTGCTGCTCGGTTCGCTGCGAGGCGCTGATGAATGCACCAAAGTGGTGCGTCGCGGGTCCTCCCGGGGGTGCCCCCGTCAGAGGGTAATTCGAGCCCCGCGCGCCAAATATGTATGACATTTTTTCGGAGGTTGGTTGTTGTTTAGTCATGAGCAAAAACGAAACAACCAAACAGCGCGGATGGTTGAACAAGTCCGAGATGGCCTCGAGCCTCGGGATTTCTCCGCAAGCCTTTGATAAATGGGGCGTTCAACCAATCGAGCGAATAGGTCGAGAGGCCTTCTACACGGTGGCGGATGTGGTCGAAAA